CAAATAGCATTGAATTTAAAGTAAGTTCAATTAATCCTGTAATGATACCAGGCAAAGACGTATTGTTCATATACAATACTAAGTCGAGGAAATTGATTCAGTTGATTGCAAATTCAACAAAAGGGTTTGAAGTAAGCGGTACCACTATTAAAAACATCTGCGATAAAGAGTCTAGGGTTACTACCTTAAGAAAGCCAGATGAAATACTACCGCTTATTTTAAAGAAATCAATCAAGCAAATCGACAAGCTAGTTTGGGAATCTATTACTACTAAGATCAGTATACCCAATGGTAGAATAAATGACGATTGCATACTACTTAGGGTACTATGAATATAGATTTAGAACAAAAGATAATGACAAAGAAGCGGTTCTCAACTACCGTAGAACAACTAGTTGTGAAAGGTAATATGTCTTATATAGATGCAGCTACTTATATTATTGAAGAGAGGGGTATGGACTATAGTAATCTACGTAAACTATTGACAGACTCACTCAAAGATAAGATGGAAGTTGAAGCAATAAGACTTAATTTAATTAGAGGCAAAAAGGGTAATCAATTACCCATTTAGGAGAATATTATGAGTAACGTTATTATACCATCATCACCAGCAGATGTTAAGCGAATCAAAGACTGTATTATTGAAATTAGTAATGCTATGACTTTAATCCAAGCTCAAAAAGATTTTATCAAAGAAGCTGTAGAATTATGTTGTGAAGATGTTGAAATTGATAAGAAGCACTTGAAAAAGATGTCAACCATCTACCATAAGCAAAACCTATCTGAAATCCTAGGCGAGATCGAAGTTGTAGAAGCTTTGTACGAAGGAGTCATGGCTTAATAATGTTTGATTTTTTAACCGCGATAGTTAATGGGATTGTTAAACTAACAATTTGGTCTTTAATTGGCGCGGTTATTTTAACAATCTACTTGTCAGAATCAGGAGCTATACAATAATGGATCCATTTGAATCATATAAGTTATATAACGCGTTAAAGCTACACTTTGAGTCTGGATATGACGCTGTTAAATATAACTTTAAATCCAATGTAACTCAAAAGAGTTTTTTTAAACGACGAGATAAGTATTTCTTTGCCAAACTGGCAAAGAAACATGAAGGTGATCTAAAGGATTACTATGTTTCTAACTTTAAAATGGGTCTTAGTTACATTGGAGATATGATGGATGAAGATGGAGAACGCAATTACAGAGAGTTTAAGCGAATACGTGAAAGTATTCATAGGGTGTTTTCTATCGATATAAATAGATTACAAGAAGCGGATATACCCTTTGATCGATTGTTTCAATCTGTTGATGGACAACTACCCCCTCTTGTTAAACTATGGCTGCAAGAAGAGATTAGTCTAGAGACTGTTGTTATTCTTAATGCCATCTTTGGATTCATACCTAGAGAATCTGCAACGATAACAGACACTATTATGTGGCCTGATACCAAGCGGAAGATCGAAAAGTATAGTCCATTCGTAAACTTTAGTCGTAATAAATGTATAAGTTTATTACAAAAAACGTTTACAAACGCATGAAAATGTGTTATAATAGATCTATATTATGCATTATGTGAAATACAATAGAAACGACAATTTTGTCGTAATACAACGCAATACGGAGATATAAAATGTCATTTGCAAACCTAAAGAGCTCGCGAGGCTCGTCAATCGACAAACTCGTACAAGCAGCAGAATCTGTTAACTCTAAAACTGAATCAAAGAACTATGACGATGATCGTTTCTGGAAACCATCCCGCGATAAAGCTGGTAATGGTTATGCAGTGGTACGATTCTTACCTGCTAAAGAAGGCGAAGATCTTCCCTGGGTTCGTTATTGGGATCACGGATTTAAAGGTCCTAGCGGTCTTTGGTACATCGAAAATAGCCGAACTTCAATTGGACAAGATGATCCTGTTAGTGAATCAAATGGTTTACTATGGAACTCTGGTCGTGATGAGGATAAAGCATTAGCCCGTGATCGTAAGCGTAGGTTACATTATGTAAGTAATGTGCTAGTCGTATCTGATCCATCTAATCCTCAAAATGAAGGTAAGGTATTTGTATACAAGTTTGGTAAAAAGATCTTTGATAAAATCATGGATGTAATGCAACCACAATTTGCAGATGAACAACCAGTAAATCCATACGACTTCTGGGAAGGTGCTGACTTTAAGATTAAAATTCGTAAAGTCGAAGGTTGGGTAAACTATGATAAGTCAGAGTTTGCACAGGCTGCTCCTCTTATGGGTGGTGATGAAGAACAACTTGAAGGTGTATATAATAAACTACACTCTTTAAATGACTTCATTGACCCTAAGAACTATAAGTCATATGATGAACTTAAAGCTAAGATGAATAAGGTACTAGGCGTTGATGCTGGTCACATCTCTATGGATAATAATTCCATGATGCAATCAGCTCCAGTTGTTGAACAACCAACAATGGCAGCGACTGAATCTGTATCTATGAGTTCTAGTGATGAAGCTGAAGAGGATACTTTGTCCTACTTTGACAAGCTAGCTCAACAGGGCTAACTTAAGTAGGCAACGGTGAAGTCTATAAGGATTGGGAGTAACC